TAATGTCCGAGACATAGGCAGCGTCGGTGTTGTATCTGACGTAGCCGCATGGGACTTACCGCCCAACGCCCTCACCGATGGGCGTAACTTTCGCGTGGTCGCCGGAAAGGTTGCCGCGTCGGGTGGGTCGAAGCTGCTAAGCACAGACGGATCTGCCGCCGGCGAGATAGGCCACATCGAGCAGTCCACCGACTTCGAGGGGACCAGCGCGTGGCTTGTGTGCCACGACAGCGGCATCGACAGCTACGAGGACAACGCATTCACCAACCTGTACGACTCCGGCTCGGTTGCCCCTTCTGGGTGGACTAGCTGCCAGATCGGTCAGGTGACCTTCTTCAACAACCCTGCAATCGGCCCAATCTACTTTACAGACTGGGCCGGAACCGACCCCGTGACCGAGCTTAACTGGTCGCCCGCAGAGACATGGAGCGAGGCGGGAATGTCCTGCCGAATCCTCCAGTCGCACAAGAACTTCCTGTTCGCTATGGGATGCACCGAGCCAGACCCCGACACTGGAGTCCTGACCTACTACGAGGACCGTGTCCGCTGGAGCCACCCCTGTGAGCCCAACGGCATACCCTATACGTGGCAGGGCCCGGACGAAGATCCGTCGAGCCTCGCCGGTTACGTGACGCTTGGCCGTGGTGGCGCGATTGTCGGTGCAGAGAGCCTGCGAGACAGCTTCGTGATCTACAGCCGAAGCGCCTTGTCAGTTTTGGACTATACAGGGGATGCACTCGTTTGGCGCAGGCGCACCCTTAGCCAGAACGCTGGGCTTATTGGGCGTAACGCGCTGGTGGAGGTGAAGGGTAAGCACTACTACATCTCTACGGAGGACATCATCGTCTTCGACGGGAACCAAGCGCAGTCACTTCTGCACAACCGTCTCCGCAAGCGATTCGCCAGCACCCTGAACGAGGACGCTCGAAGCACTGCCTTTGCCACGCACCACAAGACCATGCAGGAGATATGGTTCTGTGTCGCAGAGGCCGGTTACGACAAGCCCAACATGGCATACGTGTACAACTACCTCGATAACACTTGGTCGCTGCGTGACCTGTCAACCGAGAGGGTCTTCGCCCACGCGCTCTACGGTAACCAGCCGACTGACGTCCTCTCTTGGGAGCAGTGGGAAGGCGTATGGGAGGGCGAGCGTACCACATGGGCATCCGCCAACAGGCAGCCATTCGACGGCGCACTGATCGGCGCCTCTGGTAACAACGTCTACAACATCGACACACAGAACCCAGAGGAGGAGGGCCTGACCACGTTCATCGAGCGCGAGTCCATGCCCATCGTCGGCCACGAGGACACCACCACCATCACGCGAGTTTACCCACAGGTGGAGGGCAACACTGCCGTCACCATATCCTTGGGCTCGCAGCAGTACGCCGGAGGTGGCTCCACTTGGAAGAAGTCCGTGGACTTCGACCCGCAGACTGACCGCAAGATTGATATCAGGACTACAGGTGAGCTTCACTCGTACCGGATGGAGGGGCCAGCAAACGGCAACTTCAATATCACCGGCTTCGATGTCGAGTTTCAGCCGGCGGGTGGCCGATGACATATAGAGCGGAGCCCGTACCGGATACTGTAGACGAGCAGCTGGCGGAGTTCTTGGATCGCCAGTTCTTTGGAATTGATTCACACCTGTCGCGCTTCATCGCGCCAGTGATCGGCCAGATGCCTCTGCGCCGAGAGATAGGTGCCATAGTTTATGTCCGTGAGAAGGGATTCTACGGATGCGTCGAGGATCAAGGAGAGATCGTATGGAAGAAGCTAAACCTGACGTAGTACAGCCGCAATTAGCCAACATCCGTGAGGAGTGGCACTGGGTCAAGCCGGGGATCAAGGAGATCCTGCACCTAGACCCCAACCTGACATTCAGGCCAGAGGACGTATACGCAAGCTGCGTCAACGGCGAGAGCCAACTCTGGGTTCACCCCGACTTCTTTAACGTCGCGACCATCGAGGTCGATCAGTTCACGGGCAGCAGGACTTTCCTTCTGTGGCTGTCGTGGGCAAAGGAGCGGGGCGGTGCAAACGCAGTGACGTTTGCCAGATTCTACGAGGACGTAGCTCGGCAGTTTAACTGCCAACGAATTGAGACACGCTCGGCCCAGATGCCTGCTGTGCAGTACGCAGTAGACAAGGTGGGCTGGGAGATTAGAGAAATCATTTTTGGAAAAGACCTAGAGGGTTAAACAATGGGCGGGAAAAGTAAGCAAACCTCCAACAGCTCGCAGAGCAGTCAGGGGGTCAGCTCCGGCGTCAACATGAACTATGGGATGAACCAGTCTGGTCAGGCGGCGTCATCTCAGGGCACATCGACTAACAGCAGCAGCCAAGGCGTATGGGATGGGCAGCAGGACGCCCTTGCCAACGTCTATGACTCCGCCGGCAACCAGTACGGTCAGGCCATCGACCAGATCAACGGTATGCAGCCGCAGGTGCAGGGTCAGGTATCCGGCGCCCTCGATCAGGCTCAGGGCGGCTACGGCAACCAGCTCGGCGGCGGTTTTGCGTCTGGCTTGCAGGGTCAGGTTGGGCCTAACGCCTACACCGACGCACTGGCCGGCGACATGATGAGTGACGCGGCAAAGATCAAACAGCAGAACCTCGGCGGTCTCGACGCGAGAGCAGCCGCAGCAGGGATGTCAGGATCATCTGGTTACCACAACAGCGTAAACCAGATGGCTGACAACGTAGACCAGAATACTATGCAGGGCCTGAACCAGCTGCGCTTCAACTCGCAGAATCAGGGCGTCCAAAACCAGATGAACCTAGCCGGGATGCAAGACCGAAACCAGCAGGCGGGTCTGGGCAACATGCAGAACATGCAGCAGGGCGCCATGAACCAGTTCAATCCAGCAATGGCCGGCCTGAACGCCACCGGGCAGTACGGGCAGATCATTGGCGGGCCCACGGTGCTCGGGTCGTCCTCGGGCAGCAGCCAGAACTCAAGCAACTCAAACGGCTTCAGCAATGGTATGCAGGCCGGCATGGGTATGCAGGGGTCCACGAACACCAGTTCTGGGACATCAACAGGATCAGGCAGCAGCTGGAACGTACAACCACCCAGCTTTAGCTTCACGGGATAAGGGGATAAATCATGGGCGGAAGAAGCAAGAGCAGTTCAAGCAGCACATCTGGATCGACGGCGAACTCGGGGCAGCTGATGAAGGAGGCTGGCAAGGCCCAGCAGAACCTTCAGGGGGCGCTGCTACAGACGGCGTTCCCCGCGTTTGGCGAGATGCTGAAGGGCGGCATGGAGGCCATGAACAGCAACCCAGCTATGAAGCTGTTTGGCTCTGCAATGGGCCTGCCGATCCAGATGGAGACGCCGGAGTTCATGCAGGGCTTCATCGACAAGTACAGGCCACAGCCTGAGCAGCCGCAGCAGCCGGCGCAGCAGTTCAACATCAACGACCACATGCGTCAGCAGATGAACCCGAATCAGAACATGAACCCCTACGGCGTTAACCCGAACATGAACTATGGCGGGCAGTACGGACAGGGCAACCAAGGGCAATACTAATGAGCTTATTCCAAGAAGAGCTGGAGCGACTTCGGGCCGAGACCTCAGAGGCTGGGGTTAGTCCCGAGATGGTGGCGGAGGCAGGGCTATCAGAGTCCCTGCTACCCGTGCCCCTGAGCCCCATCGAGAAGATGATGGAGCGAGACGGCAAGGGCAAGACATTCGGCAAGATGCTTCTGGGAGGCATGACCGGCCTGACGCCGTTCCTGATGCCCGAGTTGATCGGCGGAAGGGCTCGATACAAGGCCGAGCTGGAGCACTACTACGACCAAGTCGAGCAGCGGCGTGAGGCGGCCATGCTCAACGGGATAGACCTGAGCAACCCCACCGCTGCCGAGGTTGCAATGATGCCTACAGAACTTCAGAAGATTGGGGCAGAGGCCATAGGCGCAAACCTTGCCGCAGACGGTGGAGACCAAGCCGTCAGGGAGATGTTCAAATACAGCCCCTTACAGTGGAGCCAGCTGAGTCCAGAATCCAAGCGTGCCTTTAGGAATGAATACAGGGCAAGGACCGGCAACACGACGCACTTTGATGCTCAACTGGAGGCGGAGGGCAAGCTTCCCAGCCAACTGACCGCCGCGAAACTGGCCGAGGCAGAGGGTACGGGTCTTGGCAACGAGATCACACGGGACAGGCAGTCCGTTACTGGGATACGAAACCAGATAAAGTCAATAGATGTTGGCATACAAACCACGCAGGAAATACGAGACCTGATTGCGATAAGGCAGGCCGACCCCGGTAAGTTCGCGGCTGGTATGCGTAGCGTCTTCGGTGTCGAGACTTACGAGGACGGCAAGATGAGCGCGACTGCTGCCCAAGGCGTTATCGACCAACTTAAAAAC